ATTTAGATAAATTTCATTAGATAATTTTAGAAATATACTTTCTCCATATGCATTAGTTGTTAATAATTTTTTAAAGTATTTTTCGTTTAGATACTCAAGATTTTCTTGATCAAAATTATTAAAGTTATAATTTATTGTATTATTAGTTGTATTATTATTAATAGTTTTAGCATCTAATGATGCTCTTGTATTTAATAAAATAATTTTTGTTTTCATCGGTATATCATTATTTATAATCTCTAATATATTTTCATCGATTAAGGTATTATTAATAACCTTTATTAGTTTTATTTTAGATTCAATTGTTATTTTTGAGTTAATTATACCTAATAAGGCTTCTTCGTTTTTTGACTCATTATTTAAATTAGGAATAGATAAAACTATTTTACATAGATTATTTTCAGTATGATTTACTAATGTTTTTTTTTGTTTAAAATATTTATTACATTTATCACATTTAAATTCAGTTTTAATATTGCATTTTATTTTTTTCTGTTCATGTCTTTCTAGAGAAAATTTAGAAAAAAACGGAAGATTGCATATTTTACAAGTAAAATTATCCATAATATATTATAACTATATATATATATTTCTCTAAATGTCCAATAATTATTTTTTGAGAAATATAAAAAAAAAATTGTTTATATCAATATTAATATATATTATTTAAGTTTTTACAAATATATGATATAAGTAATATTTTATGAGAAGCTTTTCTGAAGCAAAATTGAAATATTAAAAAAAATAAAAAAGAATTCTATTATTTTATTTTTTTTATTTTATAATTAATAATTTTTAATAAAATTGAATTAATGTTTCAGAAAAGCTTCTCATAAAATATTACTTATATCATATATTTATATAATAGAAATAATTAAATATCTTAATTAATATTAGTTTAAGGTTTTTTTTGAATGAAATTTATGAGAAATATTTTACTTTTGGAGAATTATTATTGAATATCATAATTCATTATATTAATATTTTTGTTACATAATATGATATAAAAATATTAACAAATTAATATTTTTATATTTTTCTCAATTTCTCTTCACCCAATAAATCTATCAATCAAATTTTCGAGCATATTAGAAACCCGACTCGATCCAAATTCAGTTTCTATTATAATACTATCCTTCGTGTGAATTATTTTTCCTTTTTCATTATAGACATATCCGGATCCTCCTAAATTATTATTAAAGTATCTAGCTAAATACTTACCTTGTTGATTAGCATTTTGTGCTGTAGGAGGCCCCCTTCCGCCAACAATATCACCTAATCCAAATACATTATCTTTAAATCTTAGATTATTATCAACCATTAATAATCTATCTTTAGTTATTTTTTGAATAAGTGGATTTGATTTAATACCACAAGTCCAAATAGCTAAATCGTAATAATAGTTATTTTTATTTGTTTTTATCGAATTTTTTTCAACCAAACTTACTTGATTGCTTAAAAGTAATTTAATATTTTCTTTTTTTAACTCTTCAAAAACAATCTGGGTACTCTGCTCCTTAAACATTGGAAGAATCTTATCTGAAGCCTCTAAAATCTGGACGTTTTTAAATATCTTTTTCATTTGAAATGCTAATTCAATTCCAACGGCTCCAGCTCCCAATATAACAATTTGAGAATTGGAAGTTAAATTACCATCTTCTCGTTTCTCTCCCAAATTATTTATTTTTTCTTTTATTTTATTAAGATCATCTAAATTTTTCAAAAATAAGCAATTTTCCTTAACACCTTTAACGTTAAAATCATTAACTTCTGAACCAATCGCCAAAATAAGATAATCGTAATAAATATTCTTATCACCTATCGAAACTGTATTTTTTTCCATATTAATATCAGAACATTCTTGATTAATTAGATTTATATTTTTATTACAAAATTGTTGTAATTGTTGATTATTTTCTTTTAGTGAATCTTTTAATTTGGGAGTATTTAACATATACTCTGTTTTACTTACAACAGTTACATTATATTTTTTATGATTAATGTTATCGCAAAATGATTTACCTGCCCAACCATAACCAACAACAACTACTTTTTTTCGAGGATCAATTGGAACAACTGGATCAAATTGATATGACAATAAATCTATTATTTTATCAATTAAAAAACTTCCTGATGGAAGAAGTGACATTTTTATATTATATATAACAAACTTAATTTTATATAATAAATGAAATAATCAATTTTCTTCTAAAAAATTGATTTATATAATTTATAAACCTAAAATTTTAAGATTTAATTAACAATCACAAGATGCTCAATAATGGAATCGCAAACGTATTAATTCATACTAATCCCGTTAAAAAAATATTACTACCACTCGCACAACAGAGATTATCATTACCGCTACCCCAACCAGATTATGAATATAAATATATTTTAAAGCCTTATCCATTTTGGTGTTCAAATAAGTGTAATAGTTTGATGAAATGTTGTAAAATTAATAATTTCAATATTAGATGTATGAAAGATGGATCATTAATTAATTCAATTCAAAGTAGCACACATAATGTTTTTAAGATAACATATAATTTAAAGATAAATAATTATTCGTATATTGGAACATTAGATTCAGCAATGGAGGTAATTGGTAAAGTATATAATATTGAAAATTTAGAAAAGTATCATCAAGAAATAGATATTATATTATATTCATTAAAAGATATGAAATTACAAGATGAATATGGATTTTTTTTTAAAACAAAGGAGAAGATGTTATTCTTTAAAAATAGTTCAATGGATTTAAATATGGTTTATACTAATATTAAATTAATTGATTTAGATAAAATGAAAAATATATAATATTGTATAGTATATAATAATATGAGTGAAAGTCCTGAAATTGACTTTGCTGCTTTTGTTAGCGCAAAAGGCCCAGGAGCAATATCCTTAGGTGATGTTGCCACCGCACGACCAATATCAATAATACTTCCATCAATACTACCAGATAATCAACTTAGACCTCAACCATTAGAGGAAAAAAGTGAATTAGAAAAATATTTAGAAATATCTAAAGAAGATTTATTTAAATATGTTTGTTTTATACCAAATCATAAATTTTTATATATAGATATAAAAAAAAATATTAATTTATTAGTTAATGAAAAGATATTAAATGATAATAGTATATTATTGAAATACATATTAAATATTCAATTTAATTTATTAAATATACCTAAGGAATTAGTCATTTCATCTGAATCATTAGATGATTATAATATACAAAATTTATTGTCTATAATTAGTAAATTATTACAAATTGATATAGAAAATATTCCATTTAAGGATATTATAGAATTATTTTTTAATAAATTTACAAATAAATTTGATGTTATCTTAATGACGTATATAAATAGATATATAGATATTTTGTTTTACACAAAAGAAGTCGTATCAATAACAGATGAAAAAATTAATTTAATGAAAGATGAATTAAAAGATGAAAGATTTAGAGCACTAGATAGTGATTTATATGATAAATCTTCTCTAAAAAAATTAAAATTAAGTAGTATATGGGATGAAACTTTACACCCTTTAGCACTAGAGTATAATTCGATTATTGATAAATATAAAAAAATTATTATTCCATTAATATTAGATTATTATAATAATCATTACAATAAAGACATATTTATTGATAATTTAATTATATTATCAGAATCAGATAAAAGATTTGTAACAGAAAAAGTAGATTTATATATAAAATCAAGATTAAGTATTGATAATTTATTTGATCCATTATTTCCGTCGGAAATTACACCATTTATATTTTATCTTCCTGAAGATTATATCCGTATATTATACGATCAGGTAATACGTTATATTAATGATTTTTTATCACATCCTGAAGTTTTAGATATATATGAAAGATATCAACAATTAATGGTAAATGAATTAGAAGATCCTAAGTTTCGTCAGATTACTGATACTTTTAGCAAAACAACATTAATGATTGAAAGACCTGATTATTTTATTGACATATCTTTTAAACAGTTATTAACAGATTATAATAAGATCATAGAAAAGTATCAAAAATTAGTTTTACCATTAATATTAGAATATTATAATAAATATACTAAAGAAATATTTGATGACCAGTTTGAATTTTCTTTATCATATCAAAAATCTATTAGTATTAAAGTTGATTTGTTTATAAGATCAATATTAAATATTGATAATCTAAAGACACGTAATGTACAAAGTTTATTCGAATGGGAATTTTTAAATCCGGATTTTGAATTAAATATCGAAACTTTTTTTAATATTCACGAGAATTTAGAAGATGAATGTAAATATAACGCAATAAAAATCAACTTAAATAAAGAAAGTATATTACGGGTGTTGTCCTATGAAAAAGATGAATTAAAATTTAATAATCTGGAGTGGTTAAATTTAAGAAATATAAAAAATTTATTTATTAATGAATTTATAACTATATTATTTGAATTTATTGAAAATCCAACAATAGTATCATGTTATATGGAAATTATGTCACAAATTTCAAAAACAACACCACATATTAGTTATTCTATATTAATGAAAGATTTAGATGCTTTTAAACAAATATTAACACCTATATTACAAAAAATAACAAATCCAATTTTTAATATACTTCAAGAAATAGAAAAAAATAAAGATATATCAATTAATGGATATATTTTATTTATTAAATATATTCTAAATGAATTTATATTACCAGTCTGTAAATTCATTGATCTTCTATATAATCAAAATACAAAAGGATTAAGTAAAGAAATAAAGGATATTATGGAGTCATCAAAGATTCATCAATATATTAACGGAACATTTGATTATACTAAATTATTCAAAATAAAAAATATTGACATTGATTACTTATTTGAGATTATTAAAGACTGTATTAGTAAATTGATGTTATTAAAACAAATTATGGAGGCAAAAGCAGCAGCAACAGCCGCTGAAGCAGAAAGAAAAAAAAAAGAAGCATTAAAAGGAAGACAAACTTCTTCTAGACATCAAGTAGCAACAGGAACACTAGATTCTACCACATCAACAGTCGCAACATCAGATATGTCTGAAGCTGATTTGTAAGATTAGTTATATTTTTAGATTATAATATAAACATTAATGATTATATTATTATATGTGTGTATCAGATTGTGTTTATAAATTAGTCGCTTATTGGAAAACTATGATTAAAGGTGATTTAGTAGAATGCCAAAAATTTGAATGTATTCATTGCGGACATATAAAAGTTGAAATGTAAAAATTGAAAAACTTTAGATTAATCATAACATTATATATTCTTATTACCACATATCAATGGCATTACAAACTGGAAGAAACTATGTGAAATTTGATTTTAATAATATTAAGTTAGCTCATACCTGGGATGATTCAATTCAAGCTTTAAAAAATCTATTACTTGATTTTATTCATTCCGAAAATCATCATATTTACAATAGAGATTATAAAGAATCATTATTGAATTTTTATGCTCTAACATGTAAATTAACAACACTTAATGAGATATACATCTTGTTAATATTAGTAGAACCAACTTTAGCTATCACAAAAGATCAAATATTAAACTTACAAAAGTTATATGGTATTCTGAAGATTAAAATAAATTTTCAGAATATCTCATTCTATTATCAACTCACATCTTCATCAAAAAAACCATTAGATGAAGAACCGGTGTATCATCTTGGAGGTCCAGTAGATATATGTGAGAGTGTATTTGATTACAAGATCTACATATCGCCAAACTCATTTACTCAGTCAAATTATTCCAAGATGATTGAATTATATACACTTATTAAGGAGCAAACACAGAATTCTAATAATGAAACAAATACATTACATTATTATGGTAGAGGAATGAGTCCAATATGTCATGTTTTACATGGAAATTTTAAAAAGTTATACGGATATAGTAGTTGTCCGATATCATATGAAGATGGATTAAAGAGCTTAAAAATAAATAGACTTACAAATATTGAATTTTTGTATGATTCTCAACGAGAGAATTTCTTTAAAAATATTAATCAAGATCATGAGAATTCTGTAATTATAATTAGCGCAAGTAGAAATGGATTTAGGCAACTGGATAAGATTACAAAATTTAAGAGATTTATTTACATAGCATGTAATATGGAAAGTTTTCATAGCGAGATAAAAGATCTTTCGATTAAGTTTAAAATAATTGGAGAGATAGATATGTTTCCTGGAACAAAATACAAGGAAGTTATAATGGATATTTTTTTATGATTGATATATAATAATATATTATAATATATTATTATATATTACTAGTAATAATAATGGATAAAAAAATATGTTGTATATGTTTTTATGGAGCAACACGAACTTTACAAAAAACAATAGAAAATATAAAAGAAAATATTATTGAAAAATTTAATGAACATTTCGATGTTAAAATTTTTATTCATACATGGGAAACAAATGATGATACAATGGATGATTATAAATTAGTTAATCCAGATTATTATGAATTAACGGATCAATCATTATTGGAATTAGATATAGAAAAATATATTAAATCATTAAATAATCATTATTTAAATTATGATTATAAAAAATTAATACCTGGACTTTTATATGGTCTTTATTCTTTAAAACAAGTTACTTTATTAATGTTATCTAAAATTCCAAATCCTGATTATGTTATATTTTTAAGACCAGATTCTAAATTTGAAAGATTTCCTAATATACCAAATTTAATAAATTTATATGATTCTAAATCAGATCAATTACAAATAATAACAGCATCATTTGATAATTTTTATTTTAGAAAAGATCTTGGTTACGCTATTAAGAGTAAGGATGGTAGTGGAGGAGCAAATGATCGTTTCGCTATTTGTTATGGATCAAAAGCAGCTGAAATATATGGGACACGATATAATAAATTAGAGGAATATTCTAAAAAATATGTATCTATTCCTGAGATATTTTTAGAATGGTTATTATATAAAAATAAAATAAAAAATATTAAATCAAAAGATATTTGTTTTAAATTATTAAGAAATGACGAAACAGAAATTGGAGATTGTTAATTTTAGTTTAAAATCAAATTTTTATTTATAGATTCATTATATTATTATATTATGGATCCTAAAAAAAAACTAATCTTTTATTCTCATTTTGGATTAGGCGATTTATTAAATTTATCGGGAGCAATTAGATATTTCTCAAAAGATTATCTAGTAACAGTTGTTATTCTCAATTCTAATTTAAATAATGCTTCCGAATTATTTGATGATATAAATGATATTAAATTTTACGGAATAGAAAAGGAACAATTTTATCCAGATAATAAAGATTATTATGATTATATAAATACAAAATATGATGAGGTTAAATTTGTAGGAAAACATATTAAATTAGATTATGATTTAACTAATGCTCCATATTCATTTTACAGTGATTTAAATTTAGATTATTCTATATCAAATACTTATTTTATAAAAAAAAGCATAATTAATAAGGAATCATATAGATTAAAAGGAATTGAATACACATTTATGAGCCTAACAGCTAATAATTTTAGACATACTTATAATTCACACCCAGGAGAACATAAATTAATTATATGTCCAGAAGAAAATTTAAATCATCCAAAGAATCCATTTTATGCTATTGGTAATTTATTCTTGAATTTACATTATTTAGAATATGTTGATATTATTGAAGGAGCAAATGAAATATGTGTATTAGATGATTTATATTATGATTTAGCAAATAAGTGTGATTTATCATCTACAAATAATACATGTTTTTGTAGATCAGAAAGAAAAGATATAAATAAAAAATTTAAAAATCAATTAATTAAAATGCCAAGTGGTTTAAGTGTTGATACTCCATATATAAATGGAATTAATAGAAATACATTATTAGCTAAAATGGGAAGAAGATGAATTAATATAATTTTGTAATAGTATAATTATTACTAGCAGGATTATATTTTATAGTAAAATCAGGATATCCATAAAAACTTAATCCACTGCCATCTTCTACTAAATATTTGCAATTAAATATTGATTTGAAAAGAGCTTGAGAGTAAGTTTTAGACTTGCCCTTTTTAAGACTACGTATATCATGAGGTAAGACTGTCATCTTTTCTGGAACTCTTCCACATACTTCATCTACTTCATCTACTTCATCTACTTTTCTTGTAATTGTTAATTTATATCTACCTTCTTCATATCTTACAGTAAATTTGTATCCAGGAAATAATGAAGA